AACATTATTTGGTGTTGTGTCGATAATAAAATCTTCTGCGTTTTCTCTAAAACATTCAGTAAAAAATTTATTTTTTAATTTATCTAAACTTGTTTTACCTGGAATTAAACCAAAATACATATAGAATGAATTATCCGTTTGAAAGCTCATATCTACAACACCATTTCCATATGGTGGCACCCAACCTCTAAATTCAGTATATCCACTTCCATTAATATATGTTTGAATAGTGGTATCAACGTTAAATGATGTTCCTTGATAAGTATCAAGTAAATCATACGGTACTTGTGGTAATGCTTGTATACTAGACCCACTAACGTTTAATAGATAAAAAGAATCTCTTACATATCGATTTATACTTGTCGCAACATCTACTGGGTCAGCCTCATCATAGATATCTGAAATACCTATTAAGTTCCTTTGTGTTGAGCCAGTATATTCAAGCAAGTCGACATTTAGTTCGCACTGCCTTCTAATATTTCTAGCTTTTATCGCATCATAATCAACACCATTGGTACAGTTTACATTAAAAAAAACACCTGAATAATTTGTTCCATTAGGTGGTGCGAAATCAAATATACCAGCAACTACTGTTTGGTCTGTAGATGTTGTGTTAGTGTCCTCATCAGCATATGATTCTGCTAATAATGGTGGTATCTTATACGATGTATTTGTAAGATACGGTACGATTTTTGGTAAACCTTGCCAATCACAATCAAGAACAGCGCCAAGATTTACTATATCAGTCGCAAACAAATTTAATTGTTTACCATTTAATAATATTGGTGGGTAGTATAATTCATTTTCATATTTCACTAATAAACCATTAGTGAAATTAACCCTCATATCATTTTCCCTTTCATTGTATGTTGTATCAACAATTTTACTACTTCTACATGGGTTATATCCAGTACCACCAGTATAATCTAAACAATTTGTTTCACAGAATTTCTCTAACCCCTTTCTTTTTTTCTTATATTTTAACAGATAATAATACAAACTACCGTTAATCCAATCATTATAAAAATCAAATTCAAATAAGTCTAACTGTTCCGCTAATACAGCTGAAACACAATCAAGATATGAACTTAATGAATCATCACAACCAATTTTATATTGGCTCTCTTCCTCGTTAGGACATTTTAACCTTATTAAAAATTTACGTAAAAATACAAATGGTCTAATACCAACAATTTTTATTTTAATAAGGGCACACAAAAATCGATTAAAAATACTTACAATAAACGCAATAATTGAAAATAAAAAACAAATAATGGTAAATAGAACGTTTCCTTTTACATAGGCCCTATTGAATGGCATTGGTGATTTATCACCAACGCAACCATCAACATTTTTAATTCCAGTATGTGTTCGACGTTTAAAAGATTTTACAAAAGAAAGCATATTTCTTTCTACTCTTGGTATAAAGCTTTTAACTGTGTATATTTTATTCCAATAAAAATCTCTAAATGTATTATTATTATCTGGAGTATTTTTATCAAAACTAAAATCAATTTCAGTTTTATTTTTAGGGTTATGGGGTATAATATATTTTCCTCTAGTTCTTAGTCTACCAGAACCCCCACCTTCATCCATACTAACTCTGAATCTAACTCTAGCTCTAGTTGGGATACCTCTATTTGGGTCGTCGGATGGTATTAAATTACCTTCTTCGTCAGTTACAACATAATCTAAATTCATTGGGACTTGATAAGCCCAAGCACCGTTATCATCAATTACCCTCCCACCCTCAACATCAAATCTTTCAACTTGACCGTCAATTGTTTTTCGTAGCATTTCTATTGTTCCAGCTCTAGGAACCTGCTCACAAAGCTCACCCATTTTTTTTCTAGGCCTGCATCTTTTATTTATACTGTTTTTGCTACTATCCCCAAAAATGCTCCCCATAAAAATAGCACTAGGTCTTATTGTATGGTTTAAATCAATATCCAATCTATTAATACCAACAACACAAGTTTCTAGGTCACCCCAAAATGGTTGCACATTAACACCAATATTTGTTGATTTAATTTGAACTAAAGAGTTGAGATTTTTACTTGATTTAAATTTTGTTGGGGAATAAAAAAATTGACTAGGGGTTCCCTGTTCGATTAGGTCATAAGGTCTTTGTGACACAATTCCAATATCTGAAATATCAACATCAACGTGAACGGTATGTTGACCAAGTGGTACACCAAATATCATAAAATCACCAGCATAATTGGTGGTTGTTGTAAACTTATAATACTTATTATAAACCTCAAGCATTATATCGTTATCTAACTGCTCACGTTTTGATGCGAAAGTTCCAACAATTGTATAACAATCATTTTTTGAATCGTTTTCTTTTGGTAAAAGATTATATCTTACACCTTGATTATCCACATCGTTTACGTTTTCATACGGATATATTGACTTTACTTCAATTTTTTCTTTATCTTCATCACTTATTGGTATGAAAACAGAAACTTTAGCATTAGGTACACCAAAGCCATTATTAATTATAACACGACCAGCAATAACACCATAATCAGAACAAAATGTTTCATATGCCTTATCTTGACCAATTTTTAATGAAAGGATTTCAATAAAATCGAAATCTTGGTCAAGCTTAATACTAACGTATTTGTCCGTTCCGTTTGGTGTAGTTCGTATTCTGATATTATTGGACATCTAAAAATTATTTAATAACTGTTATTTCATTTGAGTCCAATTCATACTCATCCCAATCAAGTGTATCATCATCATCATCATCATCATCGTCATTATCATTGAAGATTTTTTTACCAATATATAATGCTAATGGAACAATGTTTATTCCCTTATCGGTAAAAATTGTTATAAATAGTGTATAAAATGTTGCTGGGATAACTAATGGGATAAAAATTATCGATAAAAAAATAAAAACAAATAATTTAATAATATTATCACGAATCTTTATTAATAAGTTATTATTTAAAGTTGCATTGTTTATTATTTTCGATTTATCAGTAGTTTTTGACTTTTTACATGTATTACATCCCATAATTTTTTAATTAAATTTACAAAAAAATATTTAAAAATAAAGGTTATTTGACGCGCACTATTATATCTGTAGCGGGAAACTTTATCTCTTCTAATGATACCGAACATTTTGTACCCTTGTCTCTATTATTTTTCCAAGGAATAAATTCAAGATTATTAATATTACCTATAATTTTTGGGTCAACGTTATTTTTAAATCCCTCTAAAATTGAATATTTATGGTCTAATTGATATGCGCCTTTAACCCCACACAAACCACGTTTTTCATAATTTGGTAATATTTTTAAATTTTGTTTATTTGTATAATACCAAACATCTCTTTTATATTTTTTAAATACTGGTAAAGTTAGAATATACTCATCATATGTTAATCCTAAATTATTTGCTAGTTTAGTGTCAATCGCAACACTTATATTTCTAGTTAACCCATATTTTTTTAATATTCTTTGTGGCACCGTTGATGACACACCAAGAAGCCTTGAAATATCCGTGGTTGAAAGGTTGTCGACTAGATATAACTTTTTAATTTTATTGTGATATTCTAGTTTGTTTTTTTTGTTTAAAACCGTATTATCAGAAAAGGTTTTATTACATAATAAACACTTATATCTTTGATTATTTGTATTAGTTTTCCCTTCTTTTCTAACTTCACAATTACAATATACACAATTAATATTATATCTTTTTTTACTTGTGTTTATACCAGCATTTTTTAAGCGTAATCTAATTGTTTCTGGATTACATGAATAAAGTTGACTTATTTCTTTAATTGTTTTTCCGTTATTAAAAAGTGTTATAATTTTTTTTGTGTCAATTAGGTTTTTCATAAACTATATTTTTCATATAAATATTAAAAATTTGGAAAAACAACATTAATGTTTAAAAGTTATTTAACACGAACAATAATATCAGAACTTGGGTAACGTATTTCAAACATTGTTGTTGGTTCGCCAAATAATGTATATTCATCTGAAATATCTATTTGTCTTGTTGATTCATCTATATATGGTTGTGAAATCTCGTTTAATGAATATCTACCCCCTACCATGTTGTAAACCCTAAGGTCAATAACATTTAAAACACCAGCAACATTATTAACATTTTCTAATAAATTTGATAAATAAATGTTTTGGCCCATATCAAAATTGTTAATATTCATAAATTGAGTTACACTTGATATTACTTGACTAATGATTTGTGATTGAGCATACTTTTTATCAATATATACGTCAATTTGAAACGACAAATTAACAATCTTTGCATCTGATATCTCAACATAATCATTTATCATTCTGTAATCCGATAAATACGTCGCAATATTCTCTTTAATTGCGGTTGTTGATGTATTGTTAAGTTTCCCCTCAGAATCCAAGCCCATGATATAAACTTTAATTTTATTTTGTTCTTCAAAAACACCTGTTCTGAATGGAACACCAAATCTGCTAGGCATAAGAGCAATTCGAGACTGATAATCCTTAATTGTTACCGCCCTGTTTTGCGCTGAGAAATTATACCTGACAAGATTTCGAATTTCTTCAATACTTGGGGTGTCTCTACCCCCAAGGGCTGGTATTGGGTTATTAACTGTTAATGAAGCCTTAACCGAATTATTGATGGCGTTATCAACGCCATTTACGATGATTGTTGCTATACCAACACCATTAATTATACCTTGTCCTAAATTTGTATCAGTACCCCCACCAACTCTGTACTTAACGAATAAAGTTGTGTTTGGTGATAATGTTGTACCTAATGAAAGGTTGTTAATAAAATCACCAATTTGATTCACAATTGCTGGATTTACATCAAAATCGCAAAGAGAACTGATATCTTGATTTCCACCCCCAAAAATTAATTTCATAAAACCTAAGTCTGTATATTCTGTAATAAACTTACGATTTACTTTAATATACTTTCCAGGTTTTACGGATGGGTTATCTGATATTTTATTAAAATCTTCAATAAAAACTTTATCTTCAGCTAATGCATCTACTTCATACCATTTAAGATTCTCACTTAAAAATTGTGCTTCGGTTGGGTCAGTTACATAGTTTGTACCATCGAGAGTTACAACCGAAGTTATAGATAATACGTTATCGTCTGGTAAGATTATTTCAAAAAACGGTACAACATCAGCAGCTGTGATAACTTTTTGATATACTTTTGTGTATCCATTTACCACCATTTCTCTTTTTGTAACGGTGTAGTTTATCAAAACACCATTTGAATTGAAATTTGGGGTCAGAATTCTATTTGGCACCCCACCCAAGGTAAAGGGACTTGAAAAATCAATATCATATATTGTTTCAAAGACTTTACCAGCGCCAGTTACTTGAGCCCCAGCTTGAATGATTGGCGCATATGATATATCAAATGTATCACCAAAAACAGGAATTGTAACTGTAAAGTCAACTATTGTTACTGATGGCCTTTTATTTGGTACTTTTAATCCAAATGTTCTAGCCATAGATAAAATTGAACTTCTTTGCTGTGCATAATCGATTTGTGTTTCTTGAAACATCCTATCGGTATTAAATGATAACATGTCACCAACAGCCGCATTTAATTCTAAAAGCATCATACCAACAGATGCGTCATTAAAATCATTGAAGATGTCTGGATAATATTGTCTAACCATATTAACCAAATCCGTTCTTATATCAGCAAAATTTCTTGATGTGTAGGTTACTCTTTGAGCCATATTTTTATACGTTTATTATTACAAAATCATTTATTTCAAAAACGTCATCTGTTATTGAATAATCCATCCTAATGGTTGCAGCATATTCACTATCATCACTAGGTGTCACCTTTAAATCTTTAATAATTAAATTTGGAATGTACTTTCTAACAGAAGCGATGACCTCCTCCCTAATACCTTCTAATGTCAACTCATCATTTGGCTCAAAAATATATCTTAATAAATCGGTACCAAAATTCGGATTATAAAGTCTTTGACCCTTTCTAGTTAATAATAAATGCATCAAATCAGCTTTAATAGCTCTTTGGTCGTTGTCATTTAAATTTAGAAAAAACCCTTTTGGGCTGTTTTTAAAGGGGAAATCAATATTTATATATCTTGTTGCCATGTTTTAGCCAGTATTTATCATAAATAGATAATACTTTATTTTTTTATGTAAATATTTGCATGGAATAAAAAAAAGACAAGTTAAACTCTTAGTTTCTTTCTTGTCCTGAAAGTTTTGAAAGGGCTTGACTACCACCCTCAACGAACCAACCAGCAATATCTGAGCGCATATGAATAACACTTAGTATCTGGTCAACCTTTACAAGACGCTGTTCTGGTTTTACTAACTTTCTAAGTTCTGCTAAGTATTTGTGAAGCGGTTTGAGTCCGTAATCACTAATTCTACCTTTACCTTGTGGGTCGTCACACCAATCCCAATAACACTCTTCAAATAGCTTAACATAAGCGTCTAACTCATCTTCTGGTATATGTGATTCAAAGTAGTCTTTAATATCGTATTTTGGGTCTGAGGAAGTATGTCCACACATTTCCGTGTTTATGGTAACCTTACATATATTTTTAGTGATGAGTTCTTCTATTTGTTCTAAACTTCTAATAAGTTTTTCTGGTACTTGACCTGTCTTGATGAAGGCCTCCCAAAGAATTTATAATTGACTTAATGGAATAACCTTCCATGGTTGTCTAGCTTTGATATAAATCCCCTCTTCTGGGTTTGGTTTTTCCCTTTCTATCGCCTCAGCTAATTGTTGAAAGGCCTCATATTTACAATCATCCATGATTTCATATAAATCCCAATCGACATCATTTTCAGATATATTAATCAAAGCCTCCTTAAGCAATTTTTTTATTATTAGTTTCATAAATATAAATATTTACTATAAAGCAAAACAATTAAAAAAGGGGCTAAATTAGCCCCTTTTTATATAACTCACAAATTTATCATTTCAAGTTCAAATCTGCAAATTATTTTATTTTTGATAGTTGACCCATATCAACATCTACGAGACACGCCCCACCACTACAAGCTAACTCACCTGTTAAATTAGTGCTATCTGAAAGTTCAACGACTTTGGTTAAATCAATGTCACTAAGAACTTCCATCATTTTTTCATATTTCTCCTTATTACAATCTTCAAATGGTGCTTGGATATATGAGCCACCATCATATGGTAATACGGATATACCATTAAAATTATCCCTATTATCCCACATCCATTTTCCAACGGCTGGCCATTCATTTATTTTATAAATAATATTACCATCATCGTCTCTTCTATCTTCCATTATTGGGTTATTATTAGAATCCAATACAACAACATCATTATCGTCCAATTTAGATACTTTTTCAGCTTCTTTTTTAATTGAAACCGTTACAGATACATTATGTGTATTTTGACCATCCCTATGACCCATTCTAACCCATTCTTTATTGAATTTGCTAACTCTATCTAATAGGTTCATTGGTGATTCAAATCTGAAGATTGAACCTTCAGGTGCTTTAACTGGTAATGATATTACAGCTTGGTCTTTCGGTTTGAAATATTCATCCTCGATAAGTTCTGGGTGATAAATTGAAAGGTATGTGTAAATCGACTCATTTTTTCCAACACGGATACGACGAATGTAGTAATCATTATGCCAAGCATGTATACCAGATGCTGTACCTAATACTAATGAACTGGTTCCAGATGGTTTTACTGTGTTTGTTCTAGCAGCCTTATTTATACCAATTAATTTAGCAACCCTAGCATTTTCTTTTAATACAGCTTTTGCTGCTAATTCTAAATCATATTTAAGTATCTCCCCAGACCCAATACCAGTCATTCCAATGCCTATTAAAGCATCTTTCTCTGTTGTACGTTTCCACACATCACGAAGATAATGGAAGTTCGTATAACCAGCTTGTAATGTACCAATAAAAGCTGCTGCTTTGGCCCTATCTTCCAAATCTTCTTGAGATTCGATATCAGATACATTAACTTCACAAAGGTTACAGAATTGAAATGGTCTAAGACCAATTTCACAACAATTACCAGTTACAACCTTAGATAATTGAAAACAATGTGTTTCATCAAATACAGAGATATCCCAAACATCTTCATATATATCAGTTTCTTCAACGGATAAAACTTCAACTTGATTATTATCTATTGTGTTTTTAAAGATATAATTTTCTAATCTATCTTGCTTATGTTTTACTGATAATTTAAACAATGAAATAAATTGTTTAATTGATTGGTTTTCGTTTATCCTTAAATCAAACCTAGTAAAGCTATCCCCATTTAAAACACTAACACTTTCTTTGATTGTTGTTTTTATACCATAAAACCCAAGTAATTCAGAAACATCTTGTACTAATTTATTATGTTTGGATGTGAGTGTTATTCTTTTTTTATCTAATGATACATGGCCATCAGACGAAAATAATCCATCAATTAATCCCTTTCTGAATTCTTCCGTTCCATCTTGCCATACAGCTAAAGGTAAGCCATTTACTTTCTTATGAACACCGAACTTTGTTATGTATTCATCAACTTTTTTATTATTTATTGATATTTCTTTGGTACCAGTTTCAACTAAAACTTGTGTTATTTCTTCCTCGAAATCTTCAAAGGTTGTTCTATATTTTGGTTTAAAGACTCCACTAAATGTTGGTACATTATCTTTAATTGTTTTGACCAATAATTCAGAAATGTTATTTTCATCATCTTTATCACTAACTATCATACCATATTCTGAGTATTCTTTACGTTTACTAACCCAACCATCACCAGTCAACCAACCACATAAAAATCCATCATTATATGTCCCAATTGTACCATCAAAAAGTTTTGTTTCTCGTAGAAACGGCAACAAATCTCCGCTCTTAAGGTTTGGCGTATTGGTCTTAATATATTTTTCACCATCCCAAACTGGCCATTCATGTTCTTTTGTCGCAAAATAATCCGTACCGTCTTTCAACGTTAATTTAATTAGTTGTTGATTTTTACCTGACAACCAACATTTTGCCTCACTTATTTCACCATTAAGATTTTTAACTTTAAAACTTTTATCTTGTAATTTTTCAATTGGAAAAATACCGTCAGTTGTTAAAACTTTAGTTCCAGCTCGTAATGATGGATTTGTCCCCCAATCTTTGTCGTTTGAAAAATAAACACCTGGTTCACCAGCATTACTATCTTCAATTTTTTTCCAAAGCTGGAAAAATTTGTCCTCTGTAATTTTGTGTCTAAGAATAACAGCTGAATTATTAGCACGACCTCTTTGTGGATTTAATTCCCACCAAGCACCGCTTTTAGCGCTAAGCATTTCTTCATCATCTAATGAAAAAAGAGAGATTAAAGCTGCTCTACGAATACCACCAGTTAACACAGCATCCGCAATAAAACATATAATATCATGGCACTCGATAGGTTCAAGTTTTGAACCATCTTCCTTAGCATCTAATATTTTTTTTATGTTGTGAACACAATCTTTAAGTGGTTGTGGGCCTGGTGCCTTACCACCACTTGTAACCAACAAAGCGCCCTTAGGTCTAATATCTGAGTAATCAAAATCTGGTGTTGACATTCCCTCAAAATATGACCTCATTAAAATCTTAATAGCGTCAGCCCACCCTTCAATTGAATCACCAATTAAATACCTTCTAAACCTAGAAGCGTTTGGTTTACGAATTTCTGGTAGTTTTTCAATATGATGTTTTTGTACTGAAAAACCAACACCAGTACCACCTAAAAGTAGAAACATTATTTCACTGAACGCTCTCCAATCATCAACTGGTAAATACCCGCAATTCCCTGTTACAATACCCCCACCCAATACAAAACTCCTATCTTCTTCAACCTCTAAACACCACACATCCTCTTCTGAAGCAACTGGCCTAAATTCTGTTGCTGACCACGCAGTATTTGGTCTACTACCGATATGTGTTGTAATTCCATATCGATAAGTTTCTGGTCTTACACCATAATTAGTTATTTGGCCTGTAAGGTCTTCTTTATTTGTTATATAATAACCACAAACATCTAAATATTTTTCTAAAAATTCTTGATGGTCTTTTTGCGAGGACTGAATTGCTTTATATTTTGATAAAGAATTATTTTCATACCAATCTGGATTTTTAGAACCATCCGCTGATAAGTAGCCATCCATAAACGCTTTAATCATTGGTAACCCATCCACCTCTATTGAGGGGGCTGTTTTCAAATACTTTCCAGTATAAACCATAATATCACCCTCAAGACTATTTGATGTTGATGTTTCAAACCCCATTTCTTTAAAACGATATAAGAATTGAACAGCATCATTACCGCACAATCTAACCATTGAGTATTTATCCTCCCCACTCTTCTTAAGTGTTGTACCATCACCAAAAACATATCCATAACACCAATACAATCTTTCCATTGGAGTAGCCGAATTATAATCAAAGCTATCAGTCTTTGTTGTTGGATATAAAGGTTGGTTCAATTGTAAGTTGATGGTTTCTGAACCATCATACAATAACCATCTATGATTCTTAGTTACTCTAATCGTTTTAGTACTACGGCCACGTTTGAATGTTGTTGTCCAAAGGACTTGTTTACCATAGTTACGAACCACGGCTTTTTTATACGTTCCAGTATGTGTGAGAACGCTAATTTCGTCACCATCTTCAAAGTCTTTAAATGATTTTAACCCATATTCGGTTATAAAATCAGTTTCTCTACCAAAACAATTATAAATTCTATTTGGTGAAATATCAATAGGTTTACCACCAAACTGTAATGAGCGCATGGACGGTAATATTTTTTTTGCATACACATATTTATATGCATCTTCAATTTCATTTGTAATATGTGGGTATTTTTTTTGGTGCATTTCTTTATTTCTAGTTACCAATTCTTCCCAAGTTTCTCTTCGTTTTAATTCAGGTAAATACTTAGCATACTTCATATGCACTGTAATATCCGATAAAATTTTAGTCGATAAATCCATTTTTTTTCCTTAATTGTTTAATTGTTCCGAAACATTTAAATTTTCGTTATTTTCCGCACTAAGTGCCTTTTTACGTTGTTGAATTATGTTTAATGCGTTCGCAGCTCGTTTAATATCGTCCTTATCTTTGTCCCTTTTATGTTCACTTTGGGTTCTCGCTACTATACCTTCCGACATATCAATTTGAAGTGTTGCATTATTAAATATAATATCTGGTAATACAATACCATCCTTACCAAATCTTGATTTAAGAATAGCCATTGTCGCTGTTCCATTTTCTTTTTGGTCAAGTGATTTGGCGATTGACACAACGAAGTGTCCTATTTGACCTTTTTTAATTGACCCACCCATTTGGTCGGCTTCAACCACTTCTGCTTTAATTGAGCTTCTATTACCTTGAACAGCTGTCCAACCAGCAATATCAAATTCAGAAAGTAGTGTTTCAAATTGACGCATAACATTACCCTCGCCAACATTAGCATCATCAAATTTTCTTGATGGTTGTACACAATCGATGTAATCAAGTAAAATTATGTCAGGTCTAAACCCTTGTGCTATCAGCTTTCTGATATACTGTTTGATTATTGGAATCGTTGTACAGTCACTAGGAAATTTTTTAAGTTTCAATTGACCTTTTTCAATTTTTTTATTTTCAACGAGTTTCTTCAATTCCTCCTTGTGTAAGGATAGGTCATTGAGGTCATAGCCAGACCAACAAGCTAAATGTTTTCTTTGTATTACCTTTACATTATCCTCAAAAAAGATTTGAAGCACATTATAACCTAAATTTTTAGCTGTATTTGCTATCTTGGTTATCATTGATGTTTTCCCAACACCAAATGGTGCTAATATGATAGCCAACTCGCTTTTAGATAAACCACCATCCATGATTTCATCTAACCCCTTGATTCCAGTTGGAATTGGTTTTCTAAAATCATCAACTAGTACGGAATCGATATTGTCTAAAACATTAATACCCCCATCTTTATACTCACCATGTTGAAGGGCCTTTTTAAGTATTTCTTCACACTCATCGTATTTATCGATATCACCCCTATCTATAATAGTTTGAATCTCCTTAATTGACTTCTTTAACTCTTGTTGTTTACAGAAACGCATAGCCCTTTCTTGAACCGCTAGGCTATCGTTAAGATTAGCCTCCCTAATGAGTTTTAACTGCGCTAGTGTGTATCGTTTATCATATTCGTCTTTAACGCCATCCAACATTCTAAACTCCAAACTCCCAATATCTGGAATTACATTATGCTCTTGATAAGCTTCTTTTATTGTTGAAACCATAAGCTTAAGTGCTTGGTCTTCAAAATAATTTGGGTCCACTATATCCACAATTGACTCGGCAAATTTACTATCAGCCAAAAATTGTGCTACTAATCTAAGCTGAAAATCACTACCTAGATAACCAAAATTGTCTTTATTAATTCTAGATGACATTAACTATTTAATTTAAAAAATTACTATTTTAATAAATATCTTTAAAGTACCACATCAGCGTATTTTGTTTCATATTTTTTTTGGCTGAATGTGGATTTTATTTCAGATATTATCGATGTTATTATTTCTTTAATATCTACCTGATATCTCACCTGAGGTGGAAAAAAATTACCCGAAAAGGTGCTTTGAGCTACTGTCGTTTTGTCAATTCTTATCTCAAAATCAAATATGTCCTCTTTTTCAAAGATATTTTTTGGTGTCTCATCTTTCTTATTATAATAAGAATTGAAATTTCGCCAAAGAAAATCAACGGACTTAGCCTTTAACTGTGCTGGGATTAATCCAAATCTGCCATTTTGACTATCATCCATTCCAACAAGCTTATCCATGAGTTTTTTTAAATCTAATGACCTCAAAGATTTTTCGTTATAATCTTTAATACTAAAATACCTTTGACAAATGATGTTTTTATTGATGTATAATAAAAACTCAAACCTTTGTTCTTCAATTTTTTTATTCATATATGTTTATTTTATCATAGTTTTGTTCACGTTCAATTAATCTTTTAAACGGAATAAGGTACTCTGTAAACCTTTCTTTGCCAATCGTTCTTTCTAGGCCATCAATTTTCATTAAAGAAAGAACATTTTTTATTCCTCTATTGGCTGGGTTAAATTGGCCATAAATCAATGCATTTAATTCTTCAACAGCGCTTTCTGTCATTAATGGAGTTTTTAAATCAACTAAAGCTGTATTGATTTCATAAATTTTATCACCTTGTATACCATCTGTAACACTATCAATAATATTTTGTAATGTTTTTAGTGGAGTTTTTTTTTGTTCTATTCTTTCTTTTTGTAATTCTTTAGCTCTTTCAAGTAGCTCGTTTAATATTACCCTCCTTTCTTTTAGTTCTGGAAATAATGTTATCAGGGTTTTTTCTTTTACTCCTTTTATACCCTTTATTGAATCTGAATTATCACCCGTTATAACCTTCATTAACCCCGCATTTGTGTGGTGATGTTGAAAATATGTTGAGTAGTTATTAATATCAATATAATTTTTTAAATCACAAAAATATATACGAATACCTTCAGAGAGTAGTTGACACATATCCCTGTCGGTGGTACAAATTGTTACCTGCTCGTTTTCTTTTTTATTTAAATAGTAATAAGCAATGAAATCATCAATTTCAACAACTTCATTTTATAATTGTCGAATAAATAATTCTTCAAGATAATTCCAAATCATTTTTTTTTGAAGAATTTCAGAAGGTTCTACTGGTTGTGTTCCGTTCTCATAATCCTTACCCCTACCACTCTTATAATCTTTATAAATTTGATAACGTAATTTTCCACTATATTTACCATCCCAAAATACATAAACTCTATGATAAAGATTCTCATTTAATAATTTCCTGAGAATCGTAAGGAATTGATATACGCCACCTATATGCTCACCTCGATGATTATATTCACCCTTGGCCCCGAAAAAACCTAATTTGAAGAGGGCGTTACCGTCAACCAAGAGTGTATTTATAATCTGTTTTCGTTCGCCTATTTTAGGGGGCCTTTTATTCAAAATAATTCATTTAAAACGTTAAATAAAATTTCACTATGACATACTATCCTCAACTGATAATGATGTAACCTCTTCTGTTGTAACATTAATATCAGCATCATTATCAAAATTAATATTAGTGTATGTCTTAGTTAATTGTTGTAAAATATATGGTTTGTATTTCTTTTTGTATTCGTCAATTTTATCTGGGTTCCAATAACCATGTGATGTTGACATAATTTTACCCATTTGTTCGATACCAGTAACTTGATTTTTTTCACATCTAACGTCAGCCTCAACACCAAATTGGTACTTGTATTTAACACCCTTATCAGTAACTTCAGCATTTTTCTTTTTTGTTCCGTGTGTGAGTATTCCACCAAAATGTAAGATAAGTCTCGCACCGAAAAAGAACGCTTCACCACCTTTGTGTTTAATAACAGCATTCATATTATCAAACCAAATTTTTTGGACAGCAAAAAATGTATTCGTATATGGACAATCCTCTCTTTGTGTATCTGGTATTCTAAAATTAAGAATGGATTTAAAACTTGATTCTAACGCCCCTGCATTCCACATGTTGTTCTTACTTTTAGATTTAACCCCCCTAAAACAGTCCAATGAACCAATAGAATCCCAAAAGAATGCAACGTTACGGTTAAGATTACCAGCTTCTTGGTCATCCATTATCTCATCCATGAAACGTGGAATGTCTTCAATCACTGGTTGATTTCTTACTGGTTCAGATTTTATTTTAGCCTCGTCGTAATCCCAATGACTGTACATATCTAACAACATACGATTACTCACAAAAATAAAATCACCTTCATAACTAACCTCGCCAGTTTCTTTATCTATAACTTCTTCAAACTGCATTCCAATGTTTTTTGCGTGTTCCCATTGGAAATTATTTTCCGTGTCAAAAATAATTGGTAAGTCGCCAATTTTTTGGGCTCCCACAATTGCTTCATAAATACCAGTTGATTTCCCAGTATTTGAGTAACCTCTAGTTAATGACGTGTACCCTCTTGGAATGCCTGGTATTCCTAATGCTTCTTGAAAAGCATCTGAAAGTGGAATCCATGATAAATCTTTATTTTTAATTTTTCTTATTAATCCTTTTGATTCTTTATATTTTTGTATATCGAATGTTTTTTTTTCTAAAATTTTTTTTGGTTTTGTTGCCATAAAGTTCCTTTAATTTAACGGTTATTTTGGATATAATAGAGAATGGGCTATATTAACAGCCCATTGCTATAAGATTATTTAAAATGGCAAGTCATCATCACTATCACTATCAACCACTGGAATTGTTTGTGGTTCTGCGTCTGACGTTATAATAGCGGTTTTAACGTTTTGAACCCCAAGCGTTAATTCTTCGTCCAAATCATCATTTGTTTCGGTTAATGTCATTGACTCTTTATCAACCCACTTATTATCTTCTTTATCCCATACTGGAATCCCACCTTTTACAACAATTTCAAGATACTCATAAGACTTAATACTATAAACATCTTCCCATGTTCTTTCATCAGCTAACCACTCTTTTGCTAATTCAGCATCTTCAGATAAAGGTGTTGGGTCTACGTGTGAGATACTTTGTACCACAGGGCGATTGTTTTGGTCTTTAGCAATCATAATTAAAAGGTCCCTACCAGTTTCTGGGTCGGTAATATCTTTATTTACCGCTTGTAATACACCAAATATTTTATCTAATGTACCTGTCTTACGGTAATCATGATTAAAGCGCCAAAATTTAGGGCCATCAGCCTCGTTATCCCTATCGATAACTTTTACAACATACATTTTTTTTGCGCTGTATTTTTTAGCGACTTCTTTATCCCCCGCAATCCCAGTTGCATATAGTGCTTCACGGGCTTCGCAAAACGGGCAATCTTCATTTTTTTCATGTTTTAAACAAGTGAAAGTCTTCCACTCACCATCAAGTTGGAATTTGTGACCGTGGACTTCAACAAAGGGGGAGGAACCATCTTTAGTAGGTAGAATTCTAATACGCCTCGTTGCATTTTTTTCTTTGTCTTTTAAAAACGTAGTGAAGTAATTCTTCAAATCGTATGTTTTTTTTTCGGTTTTAGTATAAGTGTTTGTGTTGTTCTCATACTGTTTTAACATTGCAGTTAGAATGTTTGTGTTGTTTGTGTTGTTTGTGTTGTTCATAATAAATGTTTGTTTAAATATATTAATTTTTATTTTATTCGGATTTTATAAATATACTAAAAAAGAGAGTAAAAGTCAAGTAGCTATTAAAGTTTTTTTTGGTGTTATCGCTTCGTTCATAGTATACAAATATACCAAAAAAATTAACGACATGCAAGTGTGAAATGAAAAAAATCATATAAAAAAAAGAGGCGCTAATTGCGCCCCTGGTATTTTTAGATATCTTCTTCTTCGTAATCTGGTATATTAAATGTATCTTTTATTGACCTGTCAGTATAGGAATCAACATCATCTTTAGTTAAAACGTATTCTTTTTGTTCGTCTTCTTTTTCGCCTACATTTGTATCTTTAAAATAATCAGACAATTTTATATTATATGGAAATGAATCCATAGCCCTCATTTCTAGTTTCTCAACCGATGTTGGGTTTCTTTTAATTATTTCTTTCTCTAAAGATTCAATTTTATCTGAAATTTTACCCATGGCTGAAAGCCTTTGTTCTAACTCACCAAACTTAACTAATAATTCATCTGTTTTTTGACTAGCAATATCAGCTGATTTTTTAGCTTCGTCACTAGTTTTAACTAATTGTGTTACATCAATTTCAACTTCATCTTCAGCTGGTGTTTCAGTACCCATGTCATCCATTGGTATTTCTTCGGCACCCATGTCAGTTGGTTCTTCAGAATCTGCACCAAATAGATTTTCATCATCTGCTGGGGCCTCAGGGGGCGGTGTAGCGGCTGGTTGCGCTTGTGGTGCTGGTTGTGCTGGTTGTGCTGGTTTAGCAGCTACGTCTGGCCCACCAGCAGTATTTGCAGCTGTTTTTGAGTCATCAGTAGAATCGGGGTTTTCATCTACTTCCTCTAAGTCGGTTCCTAAAATAAGATTATCATCTTTTTCTGTATTAATATCCTCTTGATAAAAAGAATATTCAGAAATCATTCTAAATCTCTTAACTTCTTCTTTTAACTGTTCTGGGCTAAATTTTTTCTTTATCATATTAAATCAATAATTGTCTACCGTCTTCAACTATTATTTTCTTGTTTATTCTTTCAAGAATACTTTTATCATTCTTAATTACACAAACACCAGAGCTGCAATCCATTTCTTCGCCTTCTTGTTGATTATTTGGTTGAGTTGGTTGGTCTAAAAAACTATCTAAAGCTAGATTTAGTCCTTTTTCGTTTTTTTCGTCTTTCATAAAAATTATGTTTAGATATCAATAAATATCCTGAATTAACTAAAAAACACGTTTTATATTTAAAAGTGTGAGTTTCTTGTTATCGAGTAAAATAAACTTATTTTGGTAGTCTGACCAATTAATTTTAACCGATTTGGTGTCGATTTCAACCCCAAATTCAATTTTAATTAACTCATTTAAAGCATTAATTGTGTAGAGTGCGTCACCCCTTTTATGTATTATGACAGCATTTGGGAAGGATTCTTTTAGGTTAAGTATCTCACCATCGTTAAGGGTAATCTTGTAGGTTATGATAATCTTGTTGTTATCTATGAGGTTTTCATATCCAAAAACCCTATTTTTTTGGATATTAAATTCTGAATCTAAATGGTTGATGAACCATTCTAATTTTTCTTTATAAATAAACGAAGCTAATAATATTGTTTTATCCATATTCAATTGAGTACAAATAGGGTATAAATTTCACTTGATTATCAAGATTTTCTATCCTATTTTTGTATTCAATAAATATTTGATTTTTATCTAAAAAGACCTTACTTTTTTTAATTAATTTTGATTTTATTTTTTCCACTTCAATACCGATAAAATCTAATAATGTTAGGTCCAACCCAAATATTATTTTATCACCATAAATGTAAATCATATCATCATGCTGATATGTTACTGGATTGACCAACCCATATAGTTTTCTAAGTAATTTTTTAATTGATTTGGTTGAAAGTTGAATTGGGTCTATAAAAAAGTAAGTAACCGAATTGGTTAAGGATTTATAGGCGAATCTTATAAAATTATATAAATCCTCCTCAAATATTTCCCGTTTTTCAGTTTTTTTAAATGTCCAAAAGATGTTATCACCAGCTTTTCTTAAGATAACGTCTAAATCGGGGAAATGTTTAACGGCAATATCAAACCCAATGATTAATGTGGGAAGTTCATGGATAATTTCATCCATGGACTTCACTACATTAAAATCATTTGAAACATTAATTTTAGTTATTGAAACAATATTACCTACTATCATTGAGGCAAATATACAAATTTATAACAAAAATTACAATTTTTAAGCAATATAACCAGTATCTTTTGAAAAAGATTCTAAGTTTTTAACGAAAATTGGTACGGCACCTTGAACAACCTTATCAACATCATAATCAACGTAGTTTTTATATCCACTACTACCCTTTTTAGCGGTATTTAATATTGATGAAAATTCGGGGTACGTTTTATTCATTTGAAGTATCCCTTGATATGTTTCACTTGGATTTGTATCACTACACAAAGCATTTTCAATAAATGCCATTGTTGCTAAATCCTTCCAATCAATACCGTCACTTGGCTTCTCATGTTTTTTAAAGATATCTTTATACGTGAGATATTGTTGTTGTGTTCTATTCTTTTTAGAACTTTCGATTAAAGCCAAAGCTTCTTGTCTTTTCTTTGAAATTGTGTTATCCCAAACATTTATAAATGCATTGGCTAATTTCTTGGGGTTAGTATTATATAGTGTTCTAATATCAGATGCTTTTACACCATCATCTGAAATAGCACCACTTGGCCAATTATCAATTATTTTATTAACACTGATGGTATATGAATTCATTAACCCTTTTGAAACCTTATAGTGTTGTCTAGCACCAGTTGGCCCTTGTTGCCACAATAAATAAGTGCACAATATTGAATCCTCTCCGTTTGATGACGAAATGGAACCACCATCAGCTTCTTTAATTGAGGTAAATGAACAATTTGTATAATCTGGTATTGTTCCGTCTGGTTTTTTAGGGTTAGTAACACTAGTGTCATAATTCTTGTCAATATTGACAATATACCCCTTAATATTTGTGTTTTGCTGTAAGATACATTTAGCGGCTGTACCGTGATACTCCCAATGCCAAAACTCTTCAGTACCAATATTATCTCTTAATGATGGTGGAATTATCCAACCAAATCTATATGAATTATCATATAACCATTTAATAGCTGGATTTTTGTTTATATCAAACCCAATATTAACATTTGCTTTTTTTCTAACATAATTACTAATAAGATTTCCGTTCTTATCCAAAAATTTAAAGTCCACAGCTATACCCCATCCGTGTCGTGACGTGCTTGGTTCTGCCGCTAAGTCACCGTATATTATTTTAACCGCCACCTGATTTTCGTATGTTCGATACGCACTATTAATATATGCATAATTACCATTATTACCCTTAAACCCATTTGCTTTCATCCAACTAACCCATTCTGTTAACATAGCCTTTAATGGTGCAACAGCTTCGGTTAATATTTCAATACTCTCGTCTTTTACATTGTTCAATATTCCGCTTGGAAAGGAAATAGCGGTTCTAGTTATATTGCCTTGTGTTATATTACCATTTGTACCACCATTTTCTTTAATTGTTACAACTATTGGTGGCACACTACGATTGGTGATATTACTAATTGAAGCGTTTTGTTTTGCTGGTGGTAATTCATAACCGTTAAGCATTGATGTAAATAATGACGAAACGCTTACAAGTGGTGTTTGATTTCTATTTACCCTAGTACCCGTAAAATGAGTCGACATATAATTTGGTTTAATATTATGTCTAACCCTTGTAATAAGATACGCACCACGAAACATTGGAATATTATCTAGTTGAAAATACATCATTGGTTGAATCATAGCATCACCCATCATTTCAATTTCAACTTTATAACTTCTAATTGAGTAAATATTATAAAGATTTTGTCCAACATATGTTTGACTTGCTTGTGAAAATCTATTTGCGATTGCGTCTGTAACGTTTATTGATTCAGCTGTTTCATTAAATTCGGCTTGGTCGATTACTATATCTTTAAATAAATTTTGATTTTGATTACCATATTTAACAATAAAGGCTGCTCCTCTATCCTCATATGTTTTACCAGTTGTTGTAAAATCTAGTGGTATTGAGTCAACATCAGTAAAATTAAAACCATCATCTGGATATAATGAATTTTTTCCAAAATCTAATTTTGTTGATGTTTGTCCAACATAAACACAAACAAATGACGGACCAGTATCCGCTTCATTTGCAGATTCATAGTATGGGTATGGTGTAAATATTTCTTTAACCCTTTCTGGATTATTATAATCCACAAAATTTGGTAAAGCAATGAATTCAAAATTATTATCGTTTAATATTCTACCAACAACATCATAAAAATTATTATTACCACTTGTTAATAGCATTTTAGATACAGTAAGTGGATTTATTTGAAAAATATCACCAATATCCTCAAATGACCTTGTAATAAATCTAAAACTATCGATAAGCTCAACTTCATTGCCACCTCTTTTTTTACTTAATTCGACATCAGTATTTAACCTACCCTTTTCCTTACCAGATTTTAATTTACAACATTGAAATAAAACATCATTCGATGCTGATGGACCATTTCCCTCTTTACTTGTATCTGCTAACCATTTATCGTATATTTTTTTAAGCGTTCGATATATTTCAAGTTTTACCTGTTCATCATCATTATTACTAAAGTATTTTTTTTCTTTTTCTTCTACACTTGTTTTAACAATTTCAATGAATTTATTTATGTAGATTGTTAACGCTTCTTTAGATACAAATGGTATTGAGTCGCATTTTAATTCACTATCGTTCCACCATAATGATAATGTGTTATTTGAAAGATATTTATAATCAAAAAATAATTCCTTTAATTTATTATCTGGAATTGAATTATTTTTATACTCTGTTATATAATTGTAATTATATACATCACTAGACCCATCACGCACAACAAAGTATGTAAAAACTGAATATCTATTTCTAAATGAGTTGTTTTCGGTGGTTTTTAAATAACCGTTAATATTATCTACAGTACCAGTCGCTTTATTTGTACTTGAATTATATGTTGCGTCATTATTAATACCATCAAATGCGGCCTTCCAATCCATATCTCTTTCTGTTGAGGAAAGCGTGTCATACGTTGATATATTATAACCCTTATTATTTTTTGGTATAACCTCAAAAACATTTTTAATTGTTTTATATTCTTCAACAAATTTATCAAATTCACTTATAAACTTTTCTTTAACCGAAAGTGGTAATGATGTAATTTCATCTTCAAGTTTTATATAATCTTCTTCTTCACATGTTGAGTTAAACGCCATAGACATTTTACTAGCGTTATGCTTTAAATAAGAATCGTATTTCGGTGTTTTACTACTACTAGTAAATCTAGGTAATAAGTATTCACCATTAACATTAAAAATAATTGGGTCCCCAGTTGATAACCCCTCACGATTTCTCCATAATAAACCGCCAATAAAGGCTGGCCATAATTTAGGTATTTGAACAAACCCAGTACGATATTTTAACGCATTTAATATTGAAGGTTGTTTAAGTAAACCAATAGAATCATTATCCTTAATACCATATAATCCTCTCCACGGAAAAGAATGTAAAAATAAAAGTGTTCGCCCACGCAATGTTTGGGCGTTATAAAATCTAGATGTAAAAAGACTAAATTGGTTTCTATAATTAGTTTTAAACGCATTTTTAATTAAAAGAGTTGGTAATAATAAACCAGTAGGTAGCGATTTTCGGGTTAACTGGTCAACACCAAACTCTAGAAATGGGTATGCTAGTTCCGTTTGTATTGATATCTTGGAAAACGCTGCAATATTCTTACCACCAGACTCATAATTTTTATAAATTGCGTTTATTTTTTCATTGTTTTCACCATCAATCAAAACACTAAAACCATTCTTTTGTTCTAAATCAAACTCTGTGGTTCCAGTTTTTTTAAGCGAACATATCGCTGGGTATGCCCAGTTTTCATTATCATCTAATATTGAATCATAAAATAAACTAAAAAAAGGAATATCACCGTTAGTCCCATAATTAGATGGGTAGTTTATCAAGTTAAATTCTTGAACACCATATTTACCGTTATTTGATAAAAAACCAACAGATTTAATATTTTCAGCTGTAAATTTTTCATCGGTGTTCAAATTTTCAAAAGAAAACGAACTTTGTGGGTTTGAAGATGGTGATGTGGCATCTTTATTATTATACTCACTTACTTCAATGAAATCTAAATACTTAACACTATCATTTTTAATTGGTGGGAAACATGAATAGTTAGTTATTTTATAGTCTGAGGCCGACTCATTATTTAAACCATAATTAACATTTGTAAAACCTTTATCAACAGGTAATATAAATCTGTTATATATAACATTACGAAACGATAATTGATTATTTATATATGAATATTCATAATTTTTATCATTTAAGTTAAGAAGTTTACTAACCTTACCATTAATTATACCCGTTATACTAGTAAAGTTATCTAAAGAATAATTTTTAATCGCTTGTAATATTGTTGGTGTTGGGTCAAATTTAGATAAAACAAGTTTAGCCTCAGATTCAGCGAAATATGCTATTTCTTCAGGTGTTAAAATAAAATTTGAAAATCCTAAGAACCCTATACCCCTAAGCATCATTAGTCTAACGACATCATCAGGTTTTGCGTTATCATCTAATCTGTCATATGGTTTAATAATACCTGAGTCAGAGTAATAAAATGAATCAATAGGGTTAAAAGAATTCCACGCTTTTGGTCCATCAGATGTAAGGTTGCTTTCTTGCTGTGCAACTGTAATCATTGCTTGGTAGATGTCTTCAACAAATTTAATTTCAGGAACAATAAGTGGGTTTTTAAGCGGTCCCTTCTTTGAACCTAAATATGCTTCCTTACCATTTTGAATATATTCGGGCCATGGATATATTAAACCATCACGTTTAGTATCATTATTAACATCAATTGAACTCAGCTTAGTATTATCTGTTTCAAATATTTTTAATTCGGATAATCTAGTACTTTCTTTATATCTAGCAGAAACGTTATATAATAAATCAAGAAATACCTCAACGTGTGATGTGAGCATCATTATTATGTTCCTAATTGTTGGGTCAAACCCAAGTTCTGACCTGAGGCTAGAGCGCAGGTCTTCGGCAACAAGTTTTTCAACATCTTCTTTATATTTAGCTAGAGCTTCGCTCGTTTTATCTAAATTATTAATAATATCAGTAAAATCATAAAATTTAATTAACCTATTTGAAAGTGATAAACTATATGCAAAACTTTTTAATCTTTCAACAACTAAATCGATAACAGATGGTTCATTAATTTTATATTGTTTCTTTATCTCATCATTGAAGCTAGTTGAATTGTTATACATTTCTTCTATATTCACGACAGTCTGTATTGGATATATATCGTTTTTAATTTTAAGTCCTTCAATATCACCAGCTTTTTCGTTAAAGCTTTTAACTAATTCAAAATAATTTTTATTAAACGTTGGTATTGTTTCATTAGAATTTTTACTATCATTAAAATCATTTAATGAACCGTTGGTTGGGTTTTTAATTATTATTATTCTTGGGTCACCATCAACTGGTGATTTTTCAGCTGGATAATTAATACCTAAAGTGTTAAGTGTATTGTTAATTCCAAGTTTTATTTGTGAAATAATTTCTGCTAATTGTGTAATAATAGATAAATTATTTGCATTTGGGTTAGTCTCCTTTAATTGTGATTTAATTAATCCATCGATGTTACCCATTTTAGCAATAAAATCATTGATAGATATCATACTATTACTTTCCCCACCATCTTCAGCTAAAAACTTGTTATTTTCTAATAATTTTTTATTTTTCAATAATTCCTTACCTTCTGGTATCATTACCGCCGCCTTAAGGTATCCAATAAGCATATCTGATAACATTGCATATGTATAACCAACAAACTGTGCGGCAATTTCAAAATTACCAGTTTGTGAATTAAACTTTGAGTTACACTTTATAAGGTGCAAACAATAGGTAACAGGCTTACCATAAAACCCCTTAACCTTTAATTCAAATAATGGGTATGGTAATTGAAAAAGTACCGCATACTTGGATTCCCCACCTGGTTGAAATATCGCACCACCCTTAACGTCAACGAAATTTATATTAACCATTGGTGCATATGATGAATTAAAATCAATATCAATACTAGTAATACCTAAACTCTCCCCTAAAGAATCGGTCTCGGTGCCAAGTTCTGTGTATTGTGTTGTTAGATAATTTTGATTTCCAGTTGTTACCCCACTCGTTCCATCAATAAAAGAAACTGTTTGACCCTTAACCCCAAACTTTGAATTAGTTTTTTCGTTTGTGTTAAGTATTGTTCGATTCTTTGTATTTGTTTTTAATTCAACAATAATACACAAATCTTCTGTTGGAACAGAAAAATTATTTGATTTTAATCCAAAAATATTATTCCCACCATAAAGTTCGTTGAAATTATTTGGGTCGACTATTCGAATTCTACCGTTCTCAAAACTATTTGTATTATTATCCCCCATATAATGCGTTATATCTATTTACTGCTTGTGTATATCTGGTTATGGCACTTTCAAAAGGAAATGGTATCCTAATTAATGATTGGTCTGGAATCATGAATTCTAAACCGCCGTATTGTGGGTTGGCTAACATTATTAACCAACCATAATATGGTGAATTATAGTATGAATTACTCAACTTGTCAAGTCTTGTATCCCCAAGTTTATATAAAAGAACCTTATCACTAGGTATTTCTGGTATTACAAAATTTGGAAGTGGTTTCATACCTCCATTAAATCTAAAATTACTGTATCTGTCAAAATATTTTGCCATGTTTTATATTTTTAATCGGTCCATTGATAAAATGCTTGGTAATATAGATAATCAACACCATCTATATTAAGTCTAACCTCTTTAACTAGTCCAACCATTATAATATTTTTATTACTAAACGTTCCCATAATTTCGTTATGTAGTATTGTAAACCTAGCATAAGTATTTGTTTTTTCTGCTAATGTTCCAATTGCGCCTCTTGAATCAAAATGTTTATATGAAATACCGTCAGTAGTTTTATAAACAAAACAATTTAATTTTGTAATCGCATTTTTTGTTGTTGGATTATAAATAGACTGTATGGAAACATTTTTAACAGCAAGATTATCATATGTTCTGAGCGCCTCACCAACAATATCAGAAAAATCATTTGATATACTAGGATTTGAAGCCGCATTATGTATATCTTCAAGGAACGTACTTGAGCTACTATTAACAGTATATGTACATTCTAATGTTCTGTCCTTAAATGTTGTTGTCGCTGTATCAGCAGTTGTTGACACTGGTTCAAAAGTTGCTGAAAAATTACTTGAATTAACTTGAGACGTAGCATCAACTTTAAATGTATATGATGAACCAGATGAAAAACCAGTAAACACTGGTGACATCTCGGTAGTTAATGTTTTAAACGCATACACATAATCAGTGATTACACCGTTACCATCAAATACACCTCTAAAACTATCATTACTAGATAGTAATAATTTATTTGATGAGCTTGTAGCATAATCACCAGAACTTTCTGATGGATACATTACCTTTGTTGTATATGATTCACTTGGATTTGAATCGTTTGTTAAAGTAATAGTTAAATCATAGTCAGTTGTAAAATTTGATGACGCTGGTCTTTTAATTGCAAAATCAAATCTAGTGAGAGCACTAAAATAATCAACAATAGAAAGATAGGCTGATGTTATATTATTATCTTTTAAACCAGTATTTTTATTTGTATTATCATTAGCTTTAATTTGGTCTGGGTTATTTGTATTATTTACTGTATCTTGACTTATTTCATCAGCTAATAATGAACCCATTGATGTGGTTGTGGGGTCCATTCCAGGAACAAGTGTATATGTTGGTTCATCTGTGATTTGTCCTTGTTCATATCTTGTTTTTCTAGTTACAGTATTACCATTATCATCTTTCTTAATTGCTAATGTATCAGCTCTTGGGTCAAACGTTTGTGTGTTTGCAAAATAATTAAATGAAAGCGCATTTTGAAGTTTATTAATAGGGCCGTATAAACTAGAACCACCAATATATTTAAATGAAATCGTTACATTTGCAATCATTGGTTGAACACCTATACCTTCAGGGTTAAGGTCCCATAATGGTTCATAATCAAAGCTAACGTTATCCATTATGATTTTTGTATTATAAAAATCACCAATTCTAAGAATACAAACTGGTGGTGGGCCAAATGCTAAATTCTTAGGGCCAATTTCTGATATTGTTGCACCTTGCCTTGTACATTGTAATAAAAATGTTAATCTAGAATTAAACCCTTCTGGTGTTGTAGAATGAAACGCTGGATGAAAATATCTAATTTTTTCCTTAAAGGTTTCATAAACAAATGGATTTCCTTTTTTTATTTTTTCAAAAAAATCACATTCAGTGTAAAACCTATTTTTAACTTGTTGATTCAATGCGATTGATTGCTCAATGCCAACTATTTCTGGTTCAATGTCAAGTTCTTTAGTTTTTTCATCATTTACAAAAATAATTTTAGCATATCTATCCTCTTTAGGTCCCTTCGCATCAACTGGTGTTTCTTGTCCATATGTTCCAGTGAGAACTTTAGATTCATCAACAGCTGTTTTAATTCTATTTTCTGATAATATACCATTACTAATAAGCCAATCTTGTAATGTTTTAGCTCTATTTTCAGCCAATAATCTATTTGAGTAACGAACACCTTGGCTACTAGCATAACCAACACATCTTGCCTTACAAGTTGGACACCCATTATCAGAATTTAAATATGTTTTTAACTCTGCAATATAGTTAGCATCGGACCAGCTTGCGAAGGGTTTATCGAGAATAAAAATAGGGTTTGCATTTAGACTAAAATCGGTTCTATCTCGCCAACAATCACCAGCCTCTAAAGGACCATTATCCCTTCTTCTTTGTGGCTCACCAACATAGTCACCGATACCCTTTCCGTCACCATTTTCATATTCATCGTTAATTTTTGTTATATCGTTTTGAAAATAAATATAAATTGAATCTGGAACCTTAGCTGGTGTGATTGTTTTTTTCTTTGGAATTTTTCTTTTTTCAACGTTAGGTTTTGTTCTTTGTTCTTCGGTTAATTTTTTAGCCCATTTTGAATCTAAGTCAACGCAACCAGCAAACCATGAACGAATAAACTCATCGCTAGGACCATCATCACCTGCAAATGAATTAACAATTGAAGGATGGTCAACAATAACGGAAAAAGATAGTTGTCCTGTTCTTTCAGTATTATTGTAAGTATAAACGGGTTCGCCTCTACCAATAAAATTAGTTGATTCAATATTTAAACTGCTACTTTCACTAAACTGAAGATTATATGGCGGGAACCACATGATTTTACCAAACTTACCAGTTAATAAATCACCTGGTCCTTGCTCACATGGTAACAAATTTGCCGCTGGCGTACCAGCCCAAGCTAAGTTTTCAATTGAAAACATATACTTCTTAGGCATAGTTGCACTTCTAGTTAAGTTATCCCCTTTATATGGACCTATTTTAACAAAACCATTATCATCAAGTATAGACCCGTCAATTATAGACCCGTCAATATTTTGCCTCCAACCACCTTTATGGCTACCAAGTGGAATTATATCAGTTTTGTTAAATTCAGATTTATTTAAACCGCTTTGTCTAATTAAATTTCCAATACGACTGTATCTATTATATGTTGTCCAAGAACGACAAAATGTATTATCAGCAGTTTGACCTGTTGATGGGGTTTTAATACTGGTATCAGGGTTAAAACTCAAACTACTTAGTACTGCTGAACCTTTTGATATACCACCTCTTACAACAGCTGTCTGTAATTGACTTGGATAACCAATCGTCATATCACCTTTATTTGATACGATAGTTTTCATCCCAGTACTATTAAATAATTTTTGTGTTTTTGAAAGTAATGTTTTCTTTTCACCAATAAATTTTTTACCATTACTATTTGCGTTTACTGGTAAATTTTCTGAATTTTGTGATGTGTTTGCAATCCAACTAAAATCAGGTGCGATAACATTTGATTTACTACCATATAAATACGCATTACCAGTACCTATAAATCCGTATTTCTCAATCATTTTACTACGATTAAATGTTATATCAGCTATCGGACTTTTTTTACCAGTATCAAAGAAGTTTATAATACTACCCTCACCATCCATATAAACATACCCTTTAGGGTTTATCATTTTTCTACCTCTATTATCCTTAAAACCAGGTGCGTATGCACTTCTAAAAAAGTTAAATGGTGAGTCTGGGCTATCATACCGACTTGATGATGTACCACTTAATGTTGCGGTGAAATTTGCCAATAAAGCTTTAACTTGACCTTTACCTGTATTTAAAATCAAATTATTTGCTCTTTCTATATTTCCAATGGCACCATTTTCAGATTGAAAAATTGAACCACTTGATTGTACCTGACTTCTTGGTATCTCAAAACCTAATATTTTTTCAGCAGCATTTAAAATTCTACCACCTACGGTTGAACCTACTGTAATTGTATAATCTGGTCTAAACCCAGCTAAATTACCATCCTTAACTAAACTAAGGATGTTTTCTCTAATGTTAAATGTTCCTAATATTTCTTGTTGAGTATTAAAGGCTGCATTATTGGCTAATGCTAACGCTAATTGCTTAGCACCGATAATACCTAATTTGGTATCATTAATTGCGCCTGTTGCACCTAATACACGACCAGCTAAAGATGCCCTTAAATCAAAGTTGCTAATCAATCCACCAATTCCAATACCAACACCTTGACCATTTAAAATACTACCAATAATATCAGCTGTTTGAGTTCCACGACCACCTAAATTTAAATCACCATATTCATCTAAATAACTAGACATTTGCTGAGCTGTAAGTACTGGTTGAAGTGATACAAAATCAGCCATATCAATTTGTTTTGGTGTATCGAGATATAAATTTTTAATTGTATTAAATTTTCTATATTCACCAAAATTAGATTTAGCTAATAAACCATATTCTGTAATATCAACTTGTTGGTAATTATCGATACCGTTTGGGGGTGTTGGAAATATCGGTACTGCTGGTATATTCTCAATATCAAATAAAGAAGGTGCTGATGAATCAGTATCTTTATACCTATTCATTATAATGGCATTACCATATCTAAGCAACCCATCAACTTCAAGACTAACTTGTTGAGTAACCACTCCAGTACCAACCATTGTATCTAAAAAAGGTTCACCACCTTTTGGTGAGCCATTTATTGATGTTGACAGTTGTGGATACCTAATTGGATTTTGAATATTCCTATGTAATAAAAAATCTCTTATACCAAAATCTGTAGCTGTTCTTGTAATTGAGTTCTTTGTACTTGGTGTAGGAAGATTTGTATCGTAAAAAATTGGCATACTTCTTTTCTATATAAATACTATTATATAGAAAATTTTGATAAAATAAACTTTAATTTTGTAATTTTCAAAAATGAAAATAGCCCACTATGGGCTATTACGTTGTATTGTTATTTTTATAGTTAATTAAAATATTATAATATTATAATTTTTATGTTTTACTATATATAATGTTTTTAATATAAACAAATATACGATTTTTTTTTGACAAAGTCAAGTTATCTAAGAGGTTTTTGTGGTTGAGTACCAGAAAAAGCACTAGAAGTTGCCATATTAATAGCCCTAGAGATATTTCTGATGAAAATTGGGTCATTTAATAACTCTTTTCCAAGTTCACTAGATGAATTTCCATTCATTTTTAATTCAATTATACCACTTACATTTAGGTCACTTAGTTTTATAGTACCAGGTATAGATGACGTTTGAGCTACTGGTGTCATAGTGGTCATTAATGCTTTAGCCAATGATTTATTTCCATCAACATTTGTACCAGCTATCATAGCACCATCATTAACTTTCATAAATTTATCCTTAGGATTAAAAACAACACCATCATTTACTGGTCTTGCTCCCGAACTTTTTTCTTTTGACATAAATTCATCATATATCCCGTATAACCCACCTAAAATACCACCTATTGCTGCGCCCCATGGTCCAAACATCATTCCCATACCAGCACCCTTTAACGCAGACCCACCAATACCCATTAGCTTTCCACCAGTTGATTCTGGATTATCTAATTTACTCCTACCCCAATCTAAAGCAAGACCACCAAGACCTAATCCAGCACCAGCTAATAAATTTCCTTTACCACCAAAACTAAATTTACCACCCATACCGCCACCACCAGCATTAGCCACCATATTAAAACCCCTACCCAATGCAATTCCATTCGCTATCCATGTTGCTGCTTTTAATGCACCCCAAGTAACAAGGGTTCCAGTTGGACCTAAAAATTCAACAGCTTTAAATAAAAATTTACCCATTGAAGCAATAAATGAACCGATTGTATTTGCAAATTCTCTTATTCTTTCCCCAACTTTTTCTTTTTGCATCCAAACTCTAAATTCATCAAGACTATCACCAAGGTCTTTTGCTAATATTTTAGCAATTGGTAATAAATCTTGTTTTAATTGGTCAAACAATGACTTTATTTGGTCATCAAATGTCATCGCATCTTTAGCCCTTTCCTTTAGCGTCTTCTGCTCTTGCATTTTGGCATCAACCAAAGCCTTTGTACTACCATGAATTTCATCTAAGAATTTTGTATCGCCACCTATCTTAATGAAAGCCCTACCATTCTCAAATTCTGATACGTTGGCTAAGAATTCCTGTTCCTCAGGACTTAAGCCAGTCATAGATATTTTTTCTTTGATTTTAGCAGCCTTTCCAGCCCTTTTAGCGGCCTCTGCTAATTGTTCATAGGATATACCAGTCGCTTCAGCAACTTGCCTTAAACGGGCCATTTCTACGCTTGCTAGCTTAATATTACCATCTGCATCTAAAGATGCGGATTGTGCCGCAGCTTCACCTATAGATTTTACCAAGCCTTCCATATCATTACGAGCTTGATACATTAACTTGAATGGGTCGGCCAATTGCGACCATTTACCACCCAAAACTTGAAGTTGAGCTGACATTTCAACAGCACCTTCAATATTGAATAACTTATCGGCCATTGGTGCAACGGTTTCCATGTCGATACCCAATTTAGTTACGGTTTCAGCCATTTTCGCCAAACCTTTAACACCACCTTTAAAGTTATACCTATTAAGAAGTTTAATGTTATTCTGTATGTTTTTGATTACCTTTGACGCATTTAGACCCATTGAACTAGCATCATTCATTGTCTGCTCAATTAAGTCAGCTGTCTTTTGCGTTGATAAACCTTGTGCATTAAATTCAGCTGTCATTTTAGCCGCAGCCTCAGCACCTAATCCAGTACCTTTAGCAATATCGCTAATATTATTTAAACCCTTCTCACTTAAGAGTACGGCTCTACCCAATTCGTCTGAGTATGTTGCTTGTATTTCAGCCAAATCTTGAATCGTTGTACCCAATGCAATAGCAGCATCTTGAGCATTGGTAATATTGTCACGGAACTCACCACTTCTGGAACCCAAAAGACCCATACTAAGAGCTGAAGTCCTAATGGCTTTATCCATTTCAAAGATACCAGTACCTTTTAGTTGACCAAAACCAGCTTTCATTAATTTAGGGAACGATGCAATAACCTTCCCCATTTCTTTAAAAACAACGCCAGTTTTATTAACCGCTTTATATTGTTCGGAATAAAATTTTAAAAGTATAGATAGCTGCCTAATTTCTTCTTCGATAATTTCTTTATTCTCACCCTCAGCTTTAAGTGCAGCTTTTTTTAATGCCGTAATCTCATTTTGGATATCCTTAATTTTCTTCAATCCTTTAATTAAACCATCCATTCCCTTTTTCATTTCTGATTGGACTTGGTATGATTTTTTAACAGCTTCTAGGTGCTTTTGTGCTTCCTTGCTAAATTGGGAATAGGTATCCCTGATGTCATCAAGTTGGACACCGACTCTATTTAAAAACTCTAAAAACTGTCGTCTTTCTTCAGGACTTAAATTTGAAAGGTCTATTGGCATTTCTTTTCTTTATTTTTATAAATATACGAAAATGAAAAAAGCCCATTTTTAAGGGCTTTATATTAGGGGTAGATTTCCACTTTTTATTTGGGATTTTAACGCTTCTCCACTGATTACTTTTTTTCTGTTACCATTTGAGCCACCAGATGTTTTCTGGATTTGTTGCATTCTTTCATGTTCTTCTGATTTATTTTTAACCAGTAAACCAATATGGAATCTTCTCTCATTTGTGGGCATGTTCATAACATCGCTATAACCCATTTTCAAATGAACCATACAAATGTGAATTTCTTCCCATAAATTAGCCTTATATTGTAATGTCAGGCCAAAAAAACTTGAGGCTAAGCGGAAGAAAGGTTTTAATAGACCCACCTCTAGGAGTCCTGATTTCTACTTCTAAATCGACACCCGATTCAATTTTATCAATATACTCTCTGAACTCTTTTGCATCACGTATCCTCATATTATCAATAAACTGATTTATTGATGCTGGATTTCTATCTCCATTTACTTCAACAATTTGTCTTTGTAATTTATATGTATTAGCACTATTAACAGGTAACTCTTGCTTCACATCATTATCAATCATCTGTTCAATATCTTCAACATCACCAACAGTCAACAATTTAAACTTTAATTCGGCTTTTGATACTGGAAGAGTAAATGTGAATAATCCTTCTGCATCTGGGTCAACACCCAAGTTTTTAACTTTTAATGCAGATAAATCAATTTCCGTTTCAAATGGATTTCCATCTTCATCAAAAACGGTAACTGGATACATTTCGCCAAATGCTGTCGCCCTAAGCCACAACATAATAGCATTTCTATCACCAACATGCAAATCCCTATATCTCAAATTTGTCTCCAAAAGTTTTCTATTAATTAGAATCTCTAAGAATTGACCACTTTGTAATAGATTTGGTGATGTAAGAATATTTTCATCAGCAGTTGTCATATATGCAACTCTAACATTAGGTTTTTTAGATGCATAAAGCTTACCTTCAGAAGGTAGCGGTAATAAATCAAACGCAGCATTAAATTGTGGTTGACTTAATTGTTGAATGTAATTATTTGTATCGTTCATATTTATTTCATTGATGCTTTTAACAATAGGTTTTGGTTCAGCAGCCAATACCCTTGGCTCAGGTTCATATCTATATGACTGTTGTGGTCTTTGTTTTGCTTCTTCAAATTGCTTTTCGTATTCTTGTGTTTTTTGTTGCATTTCAGCAATACGTGCATCTCTTAGTTTTAATTGTTCTTCAGTTCTTTTCATCATTGCTTGAACAGCATCAGCCATTGGTGAATTAGGTGTTTGTGTCAACAATGCTTCCTTAGTTCCATTATACACTTCACTAGCAGCTTGCATTTTTCTTGCTTCATATTCATTATCAACAGATACATTATGTACTGGCGAATCGGCCAATCTATCTGTTCTTATTTGTCCCCTTTCTTCAACTTGTGGTTGACTAGCTGGAAACACATTAGGTCTTTTTTCAGGCATATTATTTCTTTTTAAATTTTACTTCATTATATGATATTTGAACATAAATCGTAGACACATCTTTACTTTCGTAATCCAACGGACTCCAATCAACATTTGTAATCACACACCCCTTTAACGTCCATTTTTCGATAACTTCAGCCAATGGGTCCAACACTTCAATTTTTAATTTGAAGGGTTTTTGTGTTTCAATCAATTTCATTAAATTTTCTGTTGTAGATGGTTCAACTCCGTCACGTAATATTACGGTTATTTTACCACCTACATTGAATGGATAGGTTGGTCTAGTTAATCCTTTTACGAACCATTCTGGTATATTAAACCTTTTAGGGAATTTTAAATACCAACGATTGGCCATTTTTGGTTCATACATAAACGGGTCTTTAGAATTTTTAACAATTGATTCCTTTCCGTAAACGTCTTTGATTTTTTTAGGTAGTTTTTTACCAATAGATTTAGCTTGCCGTTGGGTTCTTTTATACATTTCTTTGGAAGCATCGATTGTTGTCGTATAACCTGTTACCATCATATTTTAAAACTTTATAGTAATAAATATACAAAACAGATTTTTTTTGTAAATAAAAAGCCCTGCAAATTGCAAGGCTTTTAAGGTATAAGTAAAGAATCTAGTAATAATATTTTATTCACATATGATATTTTTTATGCTAAAACCGTCACCATCATTATAATCATCTCTATTTACCCAATCATGCTTTCTACCATAAAATTTGATTGTTTTTACATTAATCCCTTCTTTTAAACAATATTCCTTTATGATTGTTTCTATATCGTTTTTATCCAAAACGACCCTTGTTTTTTTGTGAATTTCCATTTTTTTTTAATTTATTTAAAACGTTATCTGAATATAAATATAAGCAACTACATTTTTTTTGTGAACTAATCAAAGCCTAATTCTTCTTTTAATTGTTTTATAACACCGTCTTTATTATTTTTAATATCAGATTCCCAAAAACGAAGAAGTTTAATATTATTTTTTAGACACCAATCATCTTTTATTTTATCTTTTTTTAAATTACTTATTTGTGCCTCATAAATTGGTATATTATAATTAGAGGTCGGATTACAATGCCAATAGTCACCATCCACCTCAATCATTATATTTTTACCACTTATTTTAAAATCATACAAAGCCTTAATTTCTCTCACATAATATTGTGGATAAAAATCTTTATCTTCAACCAATTGCAAATCATTAATTAGTATATTTTTAAATTGTTTTTCTAATTTAGATTTAATTTGAAACCCATTTTTAATAATATATAACATTCTTCTATGTGATTGTTTTTCTCTTTCTTCAATACTTTTCCATCTTTTTTTAGCCTTTTCTTTTATTTTTTTCTTATGTTCTTCATTTTTAGATACACCTAGTAATTTTTTTGAAATATTATTACTTCTATTAGGATTAGACATAACTTTCACTATATTATTTTTAACCC